GTAATATCTTTACCAAATTTTGGATACAATAAATTATATGTTGATTTGAATGTATCTATATAATTCTTTGTTAAACTAAATATAGAATTAACCAATTCATTGTAACTAATTTCTTCCACTTCACTTGTTTCTCCCGTAGGAATACCCATATAACTACTTTCTTCAACATTATTTGTGTTTTTTATGTTATCGTTAATTGGGTTCGTATTGTAAAATGATTGATTCAATTTATCTAAAAATTCTTTAGTAAAAAATTCTTCCGCTTTTTTTCCTCCTATTGTTTCATTTGTTGCAATTGACCTTTCATCATACATTTCAGTATTTGCGAAGAAATTTGATGATAATGCATTTTGTAATCTTTCAACAGGTTTAGACAAACCGTGTCCACCAATAAATGAAACCTGTAATGTGACACTGGCAATCATTGGTTGTATTCCAATTCCTTCAGGATTTAAATCCCATATAAATTGCCCACCATCGTCGTAATTAATCTGAACGTCTCTTATTACAACTTTTGAATGATAAAAATCACCAATTCTAATTACACAAATAGGTGGTGGTCCAAAAGAAGTGTTTCGGGCATTTAAATCAGAGTCATCAGAAACACCTTTTATCGGTATTGTGTCACCAGGTCTAACACATTGTAAAAGAAATGTTAATCTACTATTTAAACCTTCAGGTGTCATTGAATGAAAAGAAGGGTGAAAATATTTTAACTTATCTTTAAGTGATTTAAATGCAATAGGGTCACTTTCTTCTAATTTTTTAAAATAAAAACACTCTGATAACGTTTTGGCAATAACTCTTTTTAATGGGTCAATTAATGGTTTTTTAGATGGTTGATTAATTGGTATTTTTCCGTTTGGTTCAATTGTTGTTACGGGGCTCGTTGGATTGTTAATTGGTTGTGTTGGTGGTTTTTGACTACTTGATTCGTTTTTATATGATAATTTAAAAGTCGCTTGTCTACAGTAAAATGATATTGGTGAATATACGGATAAGTCCTTAACTTTTACAAACTCTTTACCAATACAATTTGAATCAGGTTGTCCACCTGTAAAATTCTCACCATAGTTAGTTGATTTTACTATTATTTTTCCATCGTAATCATAACCGAAATCTTTTATTTTATATTCTTTTATAATAGTAATTGGTTTATTTTTTTCTATTATTACTTTATCATTTTCTCCATTATTTTTATTTGTTGCGGTTAAATCTGATATCCAAATAATATTTGGTTTTTTATTATTATTTGAAATAGTATCAAAAACATCTTGTATGACACTGTGACTTCTCCTAATTGCGAGTCTTTCGTTATAATCGGAACTTGCAATTGATGATGTTGAAGATTGTATTTCTATTGTAATGTCTTGAGCGGTTTTTCCCGATAAATTAGTTTTTAATGAATTAAGTTCTGAAACATAATCATTATAATCAGACGTTGCTTCATCAAAATAACTTTCTATCTTTGTTTTTTGTTCATCAATTAATGATTGAGTGATTGTTACATTTTCTGAACCAAAAATATAACTTTTCTCTTTTTTAACTTGGACATCATTTTGTGAAAAACCAGTTAATTGTTTAATAAGTGTATCTAAATTATTACTATATGTTGTTTTATTGTTTGGAATATAGGAATTATATAGTGCAGAATAATTTTGTGAAGTTTCTAATGCCTTACTATTTGGGTCCGGTCTATCATTATTAAATTTTAAATTAAAAGTTGGTGTGTTTACACTATAAGAATATGTTTCAACTGATGGGGGTACAGGTGTGTCAACAACCGGTAAATCTGTTGTGATTTTATGTTGTTGAATAAATTCAGGACTATTTCCGTTATTTAAAAAACTTTGTAACAATTTTACATCATTTGAATCTAATTGAGCGTATCTTCTAACTAAATCATAAAAATCTAATTCTTCACATCCAGCAAAAAAGGCGTTTATATAATTTTCGGATTCTTCATCACTCATATTTTTAAAATGCTCTCTAACCAATAAGTTCAATATACTTGGATGGTCCACAATAACTTTAAATGAAATTGTTCCCGCTCTTGTTGTATCTTGATAGGTGTATATTGGTTCAGGTCTACCTAAAAATGTGTTATCTGTCCATCTTGCTTGATTGGTTTCATTTACTTTTAAATCATATGGTGGAAACCACATAACCCTACCTCCATTATTACCTCTTTCACAATATGGTAAATCATTATACGTAAAACCTGGTGTATTAGAAGTTTTCCAAGCTAAGTTCTCAATTGAAAACATATATTTTTTAGCATAAAAACCATCACCAGGTGGTCCTTGAAATATGTTGGTTGAATTTTTTGCCCCAAATGAATTGTTACCTGTTGAATCATATTTACCACTAGACATTGGTGCAATATTAATATTCCAAGGTCTACTTTCTCCACCCATAACACTATCATCAAATTTTCTAATGTTTGCCGTTTTTTTCATGGTGTCGGTATAATTCATGTATGACCTATCTTTTGTCCACACTCTACAATACTCTGCACCTGTCTCTTGATTAAATTCATCTACAAATTTTATTGCCGAACCTTTAGACAACATCGAATCACCTTCTTTGAAAATTCTACTCGTTTGGTCAATAACATTACCCACATGGGTTCTTGATGCAATACCATCTTTCGGCATTGAATCTAAAATCTCTTGTGTTAAACCAAGAATCGAATCTTCTCTAAAATCATAATTGGTTGATTTTGAATCGTTATAGTCATTGGATTCTTGTGATTGGAACTCACTATTATGTAAACCAATTTTATTTTGAGAATTTTTACTTATCCATGTTAATTTACCACTAATCGAACCTCCTTGAGTTATGTTTTTTTGTCTTTCAAATAAATTTGCTTGAACAGGGTCAAACATCAAACTTAAATAATAACTACTCTTTACGACTCTGTCATTAAAGTCTGACATTGTGTACCTTACATCCTCTCCCCTATCATCTCCAATATATGCAATACCTCTAGGTGCTTCTAATCCTAATAAGTTTTTCACTCCTCCAGCAAATCTATCGGCAAAATTAAATATTTTAGACGATTGTTGTGAACGAGCACTCGTAGTATAATTTGGCGCATATTTTGAATAGGACAATTGGTCGAAAAGTGTTTGTCTTTGTCCTTCACCCATATATTCAACAAATAAATCAGAAGGTTTTCTTCCTAATTTTGGTCTTCGTTCAATACCAATTAAACTACCTAAAACCCCCGTTACGTCTTGTAAAATTGCACCGGCTTCTGTTCTTGACGTTGACCTATTTTCAATTGGGTTTCTCGGATTTGATAAATAATCACCCGGTATTTCAGTAAATGGAAACTCAATTCCTGCAACTGTTTGTAAAAAATCAACACCTTTACCTATCAAAGTTTTATCAACAGTTATTCTATAATTTTTTTGAATTAAAGGTTCTCTACCTGTAACTAAATTTATTGCGGTTGCCAAGTTACCTTCTAACGCATCAACTAATCTAACTTTACCTATTGTAGCGGATGTTAAATTTTGTTGAATTCTAGCAAAAACAGGTCCTAATTTATTTTCTCTAATATTTTGAGTAGCGAATTTCATTAACCTTGAATCGTTATCAAAATTTTGTCCTCCCATTATTCCAACCAAATTTGGTGATTCTGTCATTGTAAATGAATCAAAATAACCATCGGATATAACACCATTATTAATCCAAGCTAACATTGGTAGTGTTGTATCGGTATATTCTTCAATTGTGTTATCTGGTGCCGTGTATAAATTTTGACCAAAAGTATTTGCAAAAAATGAAGACCAATTGGTTTTTACATCTCCAGGGTCGACATTTGAAAAATTATTTAAATTTTGAACAATATAATTGGCATCCGTAAATGTTTGTGGTCCATTCGGTCTATTCAGTGTTCTTGAGATTAAATAGTCTCTAAAAACTTTGGTATTATTAAAATCTAAGTATGTTGGCATCTATTATATAAATAGACATTTTTTGATTTTTCTATCAAGAATAATTTTTAAAAAGATAACCATCATATTCTGATGTGTTTTGTTTTCTTAATTCTTCCTCATACATTCTTCTTGTTGTGTCCATCATAACTGAACTTTCTTTTATAATATGTTCGTGTCTGTGTGTTACTACATTTGACCCCGTATTTTTTGTTTCATCCACAGCATATATTGTATCGTTTACACTCGGTACAATAATTTGTTTCATGTTGGGTCTTATTATTGCGTCATTTACCTTATGTTCATCAAGGGTATATTTTTCTCCCTCTTTTTTCGCTTTAACAAACTGTTCTCCAATTAATAAAGTCCCCAATCCCCCTTTACCTTCTTTGGTATTAACTAAGAAGTCATTTATTCCTTTAACATATTCATCTACTTTAGTAAGTCCGGCTCTCACACCTCCCGCAAATTGAACTTTTAACATTGTCGTAATTTCTGAAACATTAAGTGCCATTTTTTGTGTTTCAGTATATTGAGACAAAGCAATGTCTTTAGTGTTCATTTTTTCCAGTTCTTCTTGACTATCCAATAATACCTTTACTTGATTATCATTTAAATCACTTAAAGCTACTCTTGTTGCCCCTTCAAATTGAGCGGATAAACTTTGTGGTATGTCTATAACCATTTTACCACCTTCCATTTTCGCTAAATTTGTAATAAATTCTTTTTGTTTTTCATCAAGGTTAAATCCTTGAGAAAGTAAATCCGCAGACGCGGAAGCCCTTTCCGCTGCTTTTATTGAAGTAGTTGATAATTCATCCATGGTCATACCTAATTCGGTTGCCATTGCTCTTGCTCTTCTTAAATTTACACCTGTAATTTCAAATTTACCCAATTCTGAATTATAAGTCGCCAAAGAACCTGCAACATTAATCATTGCCTCTTGTAAACCACCAGCGTCATTTGTTGCTAAATACATCAACTTTAATGGGTCATTAAAATCACCTATTGTTCCTCCAATTGCTTGTAATTGTGCGGACAAATTAATCGCTTGTTCAGGGTCAAATAATTTATCCGCTAATGTAAGAACACTTTGCATGCTTAATCTAAATTCAACTGATTTTTGAACCATTCTGGACAACCCTTCAAATCCATTTTTAAATCCATATGAATTTAGACTCTTCATATTGGTTTCAATTTCAGAAACGACTTTTCTAGCGTTTAATCCTAACGAATATGAACTCTCACCGGCTTCATTTATTTTTTCCAAAGCATCTGCAGCACCAAATCCCGCCTTCTCATATGTTCCTAACATTTTACCAAGAGTGTCCATATCACCGACAAACGCTCTAGATGTTTCAGCAATATCTCCCAATACCTCTTTATTATTCATCACAAACTTACCCGATTCCTCCATCATCGCAATTTGTGTGTTTTTTATGTCTTCAAAACCGTAACCCATTGAAATAATGTCAGGTAAACTTTCAACAATTTCAGTTCTAAAAGCTCTAGATAATTCTCCTGAAATACCAATTCTCGAATTTATTTCATTATGTAATTCGACCTCTTTTTGTAATATGTCCGCACCACCTTCAATTACTCCCCGTAATGCGGTTTGTAACATATTTGTACCAAATGTTTGAAGATTACCTCCATCACCTAAAAGTGATTGTAAACCACTTTGAATCGTATTAAGTATTGTACCAGGTTGTATTAAGTCTCTATCAGTTGCTCGATATGATTTAACACTACTTGTTAAATTTTGTATATTTTTTGCACTAGTTAAATCAATACCTTCACTTGATGAAGTAGATGTATTAACTTTATTTTGTTCTTTCTCATAATCTAACCATCCTTGTAAATACGCCGAGGTTTCACTTGACGTTACTGCGTTCGGACTATTACATAAGATATCATACGTTTGTTTATTTCCACCACTTTGATAGGCAAGTCTTTTAAAATCATTAATACTTCTCATAAAAGATTTTACTCATAAATATCAATTCTTTGAGTTTTCTAATTCCATAATGTAATTTACATAATATCTTCTAATAGATATTGGCATTGAAAGGATGTCACCGTATGAGAACCCTCTTTTTATTAAAAATAATATTTCGTCTAATTGTGTTTTTCTATATTCCGTAGAAAGGGCGAAAAAATTCAACCCCGAATCCAATGGTAACTTGGATATTCTCTCCTGATGGGGTCGTTACTTGTTTTTTTAAATCTAAAGATGGTCTATTTTCTCTAACATATTTTCTAAAATCTTGAGAATCTTTGATTGGTAAATTTTCAATAAAATTTCTAATATTCATAGGGTCTTTATTACCAGCAACAGATTTAATCATAAACTCTAATTGTTTAGTAACAATTGGCGGAACCCCTAATCCATTCCAACTTTTTTCAATTTGTTCTATTTCTTTTTCTTGTTTTTTTGTTAAAAACGTAAAAGTGATATCAATTTTTGTATTGGTGGTTGTGTATTTAAATTCACCATTCTCATTTGATTCAAGATTAAAATCTTTAAATGATAATTCACTTAAATCAAAACTAACTTCAAATTCTTTCCCTGTTTTTGGGTCAACTATTTTATAACTATAATCAGAACCAAATGCGGTATTTCTTAAAAAAACTAAAATAGACATTCTATCTTCATCCACTAGCTCATCAAAATCTATGTCTTTATCTAAAATTTTTCTTTTTAATAATTCATCAACAACTGTATTATTTTGAATTAAATTTTGTGCAGATAATATATTTTCATCAGATGCGGTTAAATATGCTACTCTTAATGATTTCTTTTTATTTTTGTAAAATATACCTCTTGATGGTAATTCAACAACATCATAAGAAATGTTTGGGTCTATTCTAAATTCTTCCATATGTTATTTGTTTTCTTCATTTGATTTAAATACTAAGTTTATAGTTTCTTTGTCTATAATAAATTTTAACTTATTTGTTTGTAAATCGACACCAGAGTACGATTGTTCTTTTTCAAAATTTGAACCTTTAATTTTAAATACTAATGAATTTATAACATCACCAATAGGTGAAAGATAATCTATTTTAACATCGGTAATATCAAAAAAATCTTTTGGATTAAATGAAAAATTGACAGTTTCATAAAATTCTGTTGAAAAGATTAATTCTTCACCTTCATTATAAATTTTATATTTTCTAAAAAGAAATTGGGGTATATATGCTCCAATAATGTTAATAAGATATCTGTTTTCAATTAATGGCTCTACAGGTTCAAATTTTAATAAATCATTCATAGTTTTAATTTTAAATATAACTATTAAAAGTTACAAAAGTTTATAAAAAAGTAAAGGTCTTCTATTAGATGGAAGACCTTTGTTAATAAAATAATATTTTTTTTTATATTAGTACACTAAGATACATCTATCTGGACGCAATGAACAAGTAATTGTTGCAATTTCATCTCTTGAATAATCTAAATCATTGAAATTTAAATCGGTGATAAAAGTACCTTGCATTATCCACTTTTCAACAACGACACCTGTTGGGTCTAACATTTCTAATTCAATATCTTTTTTATATCCCGCGGCATATCCCATACGACCCGTAACAGATTCCGCATGTAATCTAAACCATTCCATTAGAGCCTGTGCTGCTGAAGGTCCGATTGGGTCTCTAAAAGTTACTCTCATTTCATTCCATTCAAATCTACCAGCAACATATGTTGAAGTATTTAGAAAAGGTATTGCCACTGAATTTATTTTTGCTGAAGGTCTGGCAGCAGATGATACATACCATTCGTTAATCCCCAATGAAGATGGAAATCTTAAAATAAACCTATTTTGACGTTTTGGTTCATATGGAACCGGCATTTTCATTAGTAAATCCGCCATTTTTTTATATTTTTTTTAAATTTATTATTATGCTATTTTTAATATACCTATAAATATATCAATGAAAGAAAAAACTATTAAAAAAGAAAAATTTATGTAAATTCTTGATAATTTGATTTTTTTTGTTTATATTTTATTAGCCCAGTATATACTAGTATTTATTATTTCTAGTTTTTATTATTTCTAGTCTAGTTTTATTATCTAGATTATAATAATATAAAGTATTTCTAGTTTAAATAGAAACTAGTATATACTGGGTGATTAAGTTATTTTCTTTTAAATATTTTCAAAAGACGCACCAGTTGGTGTTATTATAAATTAAGTTCAAATTTCATAGAACCACAATCCCATATTCTATCATATCCATTTTCTTGCATTATTTCCCATTCTGTTTTTGAATTATCAAATCCTTGTTCAACTAAAATATTTTTTCTAAAATTAAATCTGTGTTGTCTATTAAGAAAATCTCGAACACTTACGTACCAATAGTTTGGTTTCGTAACACCAACATATTCAAAACCATTTTTATAATACATAGTATCTTTATAATTAATTCCAGACCATCTAATATCTGAATACGTAATAATTTTTTCAGGATTATAATTTTTAATAAAAAAATTTAATAATTTAGAAAATCCACCAACAACATTGGTGTTTAATTTAGAACAAAACCTTAATAATTCAAAAGTTTTAATATTGTTTTTTTTTGCACCTAAAACCAACCTTTGATTACCAAAGGTGATTAGAGATACTAATTCATTATTGTAATATAAACCAATTCGTATTTTATCAACACATTTTCCTTGAATGTGATTTTCTTTCAAAAAGAAATCTGATTCAGTTTTTTTAACAATTTTAACTTCGCATTTTCTAGCAAATATTTTATTTTTTATAATATTAAGTAAATTAGACACTCTTGATAATACAATTTCTTTTTTATTATGAATTTCATCTTCAAAAATATGGATTAATTTTACTCCCTTTTCGTTTGATATATTAGTTTTAGATATGTGATAATTTTTATTTTTTTTACCATATATTTCAGAATGATAATAATTACCATTACATTCAATACCAATTTTTTTATCAGGTAAAAATAAATCAATTTCTTTCCCATTTAATATTTTTCTATTACTATCTACGTGTTTAATATTATTTTTATTTAAAAAATCCCTTAATATTTTTTCAATTTCAGAATTTTTGGTTATTGGATGACAATTTCTACAAATTGGTGTTTTACCTGAACCTAAAATGGTACTAGTAAAAATATTTGAACATTTAACGCATTTAAAACTATACTCCTTAGATGTTGAACCATTTTTATTTGTTACATATTCATCTATTAAAGTGAGTCCACTTTTTTGTAGTTTTTCATCTAATATGGGTAAATAATTAACTTTAATTTTGTTTTTTAATTTATCAACAAACTCTTTTTTATACATAGGGTTCTCAACTCCATGTTTTTGTTTAAATCTATTTTTAAAATTTTTTTTAAATTCATCTTTTTTGAAAAGTGAATCAACTCCATGTTTTTCTAAAAAACTTTCCTTTGATTTTTTAATTCTATTAATTTTATTTTCTTCTTTATTATTCCATTTTTTTCTACAATTATCTGAACATAATTTTTTTTTATGTTTTTTCCTCTCAATAAAATTAACACCACATTGAATACATTTTCTTTCTTCCCTTATATCATCATGTTTTTTTCTTCCAAGTAATTTAAATTTATTTACATGTTCAAAATAACACGTTCTATTACAAAATTTTTTATCTCTAAATTTATAATCTGTCTCAAATTCACCATTACAATTGGTGCAAATTACTTTAATTTTCATGGTAAAATATTCTTGTTGTTAACAGGTACTTATATAGATATAAATATAAGATAAAATATTAAAAATAAAAAAAAACCTTAATAAAAATATTAAGGTTTTTTTATGGTGATTAAGTTATTTTCTTTTAAATATTTTCAAAAGACGCACCAGTTGGTGTTATTATAAATTCTAAATCGATAAATTCCAAAGAACGAGTAGGTTTAATATAAATTTTACCTCTCAATGTATTTGCATCAATATCCTCTGGGTCATTTGAAACAGTTACTCTAAATTCAAATAATCCTCTTTCTCTTTTTATTGATTCTAGTATTGGATTCACCAATCTTAAAAATTCATTACGAACTTGTTCATCATTTTGTTCAAATAAAAGTCTAACTGCAACTGCTGAAATAAGTTTTCTTGTTCTTAACAAAAGTCTTCTAACATTTATTCTGTCTAGTGCAGATTCTCTAACTTGTAAGGTTTTATTACCCCAAATTATTGTACCAGTGTCCGCAAAGGTTGCGATTGGATTAATTCTGTTTTTATATAAATCATCCCTTTCGTCCAATGTTAATTTTTTAAACGCTTTAACAGAATTTACCAAACCTCTCGAATATCCAGCTACCGCAAACCAAGGGAATGAAACATTATCGGTTAATGCGATGTTTCTTAACACCTCACCTGTTGGTGGTAAATAAAGTTGAGTAGCATTATCAACATCTCTTACTTGTATCCACGGCCAATATGTTGCGGAATAGTTACTATCAATTGCAACTAAATCTAACGAATCGATGATTTCATCACTAGATGTTTGATTTGGACTTGATATTACATACAACGAGTCCGCTCTATCTTCTTCAACCATTTCAATAGCGTATGCCGTTAATGAACTGTGGTCATAAAAATTAATACCTGGTGTTGCAAATATATTAATGTCAACCGCCTCTGGATTTGAGAAAGTGTCAATTCCTTTTATGTATGAATAATAGTCCGAATTTCCAACGGTAGTACTAAAAACACCACCATTTGTTGTGTTACCACTTACATATGTCGGTTTACCAAAAATGTAAGAGTCCCCATATGTTCTAACACTTCTATAGATGTCCCAACCATCAAAACCACCACACACTGCTAATGTGAATTTTCTATAATTAATGTTTGTTAATTTATTATTAGTTGGGTCTGTTTGTCCCTCCAAGTCATATGGAGTGGTTAAAAACGTTGTACCTGTTAAAGTTGATGCGTTTGTTGATAAATGGAAACC